ACCGGTTCGCCAGCCGTTAGCCGTGAAATAGTCGTAAAAGCATTCCGCATCCGTATCGCCTCCTTTGATCGTAGAAAAATAATCTTTGACTATTTCGAGCGAGGGGACGACAAACGCCGTGCGTTTGGTAGTCCCATCGCACGGCTTGTCCGTGCTTTCTTTACTCTCGATAGAGAGTTTCTTTTTATCTGTTCTGTTCTTATCTATTCTATTCTTATTGTTATTAAGAGTGTTACTAACTGAGTTATCAACTGTGTTATTAGCACTCTTAATAACTGAGTTATTTTTCCATCGGTTCGCCATTCCTTTTTTACCCCCTTCGGATCTGCTTTTATGTTCTTCATCCATAGGCTGCATACGACGTATTAACCCATTGGAAAAGAATATTTTATCATCAACAACATTAAATAGTCCGAAATCAAATACAACGCGGCGCACCTTTTCCGATTCTGTGCGATATTTGTACGCCACAAGTGGGATGTTTTCCAATGGATAAGTATAGTCGGGTTGCGCTCTTAAAACTTCCAGCAAGGCCCAAAATATGCCGTAACCTTCCATCCCCATATCGAAGATTAACCGCTCGCATTTTGGATCATCTTTAGCGGTGTATTCGTGGGGGAAATAATTTCTATTTGTTCGTTTCATAGGGAGCTATATTTCGGATTTTAACACACGTAAAGCTTCGATTACATCATCCACCATATCGGGGGATAAGGCGATGAGACTTTGCAACTCAATTGGCGTGTTGTCGTCGGATTCTTCGCATAATGTGATACCGCCATTTGAATTGATGAAGATTTCGATAGGACTTAAGTTTTTAAACCTATCATCACTCGTCCATACATAGAAACCCTTGCTAATCATTCCGCACCTCCTTCCGGATAAAATACCTTTTGAAACGAGAACCGTGCTCGCTGGGCACCCATTCATCGAGGATGTCGATGCCTTTGGCCCTCAAATCGCGTATGCAGCTCCGAGGATCGGATAATCGTAGGGCGACGGAAATGTCTGCGGCAGAATATTTTTTGCCTGATTGAAGCAAATCATAGACCCTCTGCTGGTGGAAAGCCAAAGTTTTTTGCGTACCTTTGTCGGTATGGACACCAAGGGTTGCCGCTGCGTGCTCGCTTCGAGCGCCGGCGGCGATCTTCATTTCATACATAGCCCTGGTGTTATTTACGGTTGGCACTTTCGGCAATACGCAATGTAGCAGCAGTTCGCTTGTCCTCCGGACGAACGGTGCGTGAATCAACCCACGCCAAAAGCGCCTTTTTCGAGAACACTATGCGGCGTCCGACCTTCTTGTACGGGATCGTATTTTTGTATACGTGATTGTAGAGCGTTGCCCGAGTAGTGGGGACGCTCTGTTCGGTCAGGAACCGGGCGGCGTCCTCAATATTCATTCCGTCTGATTCGACGGGCTCATTTTTGCGCCGGAAGTCGGCGAGTTTGGGAAGAATCGCGTTTACTGCATCGCTGATAATGGATTGCAGTTGCGCGGGAGTTGTTACGATTACGGTGTTATCCATAGCATCGTGAAGTTTTAAAAATTGAACACTTACCCGCGTCCGGGCGTTAGTGATCGATCACGATGCAAAGGAGATAAATATATATTATACCCGTAAAAACTGGACAATTAGAGTGCACAATGTAACCTTATGATACCTGGTATATATCATATGTCCAGTATTTACCATTTTATTATACGCAGGCAAATAACACGATGAAACGTCATGAAAAACATCTGTCCAGTTAATAGCCGCATACACACTCAAAAAAATTACATTTTTTTTAAATTTTCTATGGTTTTTTGCACCGCTATATTGATCTGACCAAATTTAAATCCTTGAGTTTCAATGAAGCCCTTAGCAATCCAGTCCGTTACTGTTTTTCGATTTCTTCCTGTTATTCGAGAAAAATAGGCGGCGCTTATATATGCGTCTATTTCACCTTCACTATCATAAATGCAGGGATCACTTTCATCGGAATTATAAAAAGCTTCTAATTTTTTTATCGTCTCCGCAAACCTATGCCGTTGCACTCGATTTGCTCTCTTAACACGAATGTCTATTACATTCCAGTCATAATCATCCTCGCAGATACCACAACACGTTACAAGGTCTTTTATAATAGCATTTTGAGCATCTTTCGAAAACCTCATTAGGAATTTATCAAATTTATATCGTCCCATCTTGATTTAAAATTTCGTTAATAATTCTGCATTCTTTACCCGCTCCTCCCGCTCAAAGCTGGCGAGGTAATTCTCCGTTGTTTTGAGGTCTTGATGACCGAGGCTTTCCGAGATATAGGCAATGTTAGCCCCCGCCCGCTTTAACACCGTGGCGAACGAATGCCGAGCCGTATAGGTCGAGATATTGCCGAGACCGAGCTTTTCGCCGACCTCCTTCATGCGCTTGTTGATCGCACGGGTCAGGTACTTGGTTTTATTCTTACGGGTTATCGCATCTTCTTTACCAGTCAAGATTGGGAAAATAAACGCGTCGGGGTATGGTGTTTGCCCCCAGCGGTCGATAATAGTCTGCATTGGAGGCGTTAATACCGCCTGTATATCCCGCAATGTTCGGCTGGTGGATTCAGTCTTTTGCCGGACGAAACAAATTTCGCCGTTCACAATGTCCCTGTACCTCAACTTCACGAAGTCGGCAACATTAATCCCATTGCACAGGTAGAGAAATAGCCAATAATCGCGGTATTTGGCCGTCGCCTCGCTCCCATCGTCATAATTGGCTATTTGCCCTATTTGCTCCAAAGTAAGGGCCATTTTGCGCCCCGTACCGGCTTGTATTTCGTATCGTCCCCGGCCAAACGGGTATTGCGATTCTTTGAGCACTCCCAAGCGCTTTGCATCGTTGAGAACTGCGCGCAGCGTTCGCAGGTGGATCGCTATTGTAGTTTGCCGCTTCCCTTCTTTACGCATGAAATCGGCATACTTTCCCAACCACGCCACCGTGATAACATCGAACCGAATCCGCATCCCGGCAAACCGCTCCAACCCCTTCAATACATTGTCGTATATCAACATATTTCCTACACGTCCGGCCTTCTCCAATTCTGCTATTTTCGCCCGAAACATCGTATTAACCGTATCGGATGCTGCGCCTTTTAGTCGGTTATTGAGAGCGTCGAGCGAGAACCCGCCAGCCCCTGCCAACTCCTCAACAGCCGCCCGCACGATCTGGTAGCTGCTTTCGATGTCCTTACGGATCGCCACAAGTGCACGCACCTTTGTAGTCGGCAGTATTTCCCATTCCTCCGGCGATAAATCCTTTCCAGTCGGATAATAGTTCCGCACTCGATTGTAGGTAACACGGATTTTTACGGGGCACTTACCGGACTTTTTCGGGTGCGCGGTATCAAACATTGCGGCAACCGTTACGCCGTCTTTCGAATAGTTCATTTTGTGTATAAATTTTAATTTGCGGTACACAATTTACACACAAATATACGGATTTAATCGAAATAAGCAAAAACAGATTGAAATAAAATAGCTATATTTGCATCTGAGAAACAGACATTTACAAAACAAAATAAAAATCTGCAAAAATCTGCAAAAATCGCCGAATTACGCTTTGGGAGCAGGGGGTCGTGGGTTCGAATCCCGCTACCCCGACACAAGAAAAAAGCCTTTCAGACAGCTCTGGAAGGCTTTTTTGTGTTTGTCGCAAAGCATCCTATTTTGCCGGTTTTTGCTCGGTTAACACGTTTTTCGACTATTTGTGTAAACCGATGTGCAGCGGCGGGTATAGTGAACTGCGGAAACTGTCCGCCCCGCAGACCGTCCGCGACCATGTATCGCAGCCACCCGGCAGCAGCAGTTCGAAAGCACGGGGCTTGCAGGCGGGAGACGGAACGGGGAAACAGGGTGAGACAATGGAAGGGACGACGGAAAGGACGATTGGAAAGGTACCGAAAGGGATGATGGAAGGGGCAACAGAGAAAGGCAACGGGGATAGGCAACAGAAGGGGTACTGCAAGCGCTGA